CTGGCCCTGGCCCTGATTTTGAGCAGGCGCGCGCGTCCACGCCTTTGTCGTCTTGGCCTGGTGCGTCATCTGGCCGTTGATGAGCTGACCCTGACCACCCAGGACCGTGCCTCCCTGCTTGACGAAAGCATCCGAGGGTCCCTTGCCACCCGGCAGCGTCACGAGCTTCTCCTCGTTGACGTTATTTGGCAGCACGCGGAAATACTGCTGGAACCCGCCGATTGCCGGCACGTTGGGGTCGACGCCGAGACCTGGTCCGACGTTCAAACGTTCGATGGGTTGAAGATTATTCATTTTGTTCGTGACATTCTGGCGATTGTACAGATCGTACACGGGCTGACCGAACGGGAGGCGGTTCGCCTGTGGAGACAAATCACCAAAGGAGGAAACCTCGCGCTTTGAACCCACCTCGAAACCCTGGAACGACCGCCCGTCGCCGCGGCGCACCTGCATCTGGGCATCCTGCTGCGCGAAATTGCCACCTGATTGAATGAGATCACCACGCGTAATCTGGTGCGGGGGCTTTGCTGGAATAGTGGTTGCCGGCGAAGAGTCTGCGCTGAAACGCTGACCGGCAAACACAAGACCGACCACTGCTGCTAGGGCCAGTGGATCCATATTACTTTTAGTTTAGTTTTATTTTCAGCCGATGTAAGGGCGTGCGCCCGGCCCGGACATCGCGGACCACGGCGCGCCCTTCGGGTTGCCAATGGCGATGCGCGGGTTGCGCTGGTCGAACCGGTTGTTCTGGTCGTTGCTGTAGGTGCTGACCGGATTCCACGTCAGAATCGGGAAGGGGTCGCGTATGTAGAGATTCGGGAAATCGTACGGGTGTTCGTTATAGTCGCGATTCCAGCGGCTAGTTGTTTGCGAGCGCAGGGCGTCGTCCACGCGCACGACGTCATCCAGAATGATGGTCGCGGGACCTTGCCAGATCCGCTCCTGGAGCATGAGCGCATCCGTCTGCAGAGGTCGCCCCATTATTACTCTTGGCCCAGAAAATTACCGGCCGTTGCCCGCCCGCATCTGCGTCTGTTCTGGGAAGTGGAAGCGGTCCGAGTCGACGTTGCACGCGCCCGATCCATCCTTGCAGAAGGGGCCGAATTTGGGGCCGTATGACGCCTCCGCGAATGCCGTCTGATCGTTGGGTATGGTGGTGCTGGGCGCCGTGTAAAAGTTGCGCTCGGCGTCTCTCTTCTTTTCAAATGGGTGAATAAAGTCCCACGCCTGTGAAACCTCCTCCTTGACGCTCGGATACCAGGCCGCCGCGGGACGATCTGGCCGGTCCGTGTAGTCCGTGTAAAGCACGTTGCCCATGGGGTTATCTAATGTAGGCATCGTGACGGTGTCGCGGCCGAACCACGGCGTGCGGCCATCCCCAAACGTGGGGCGCAGCATGCCGTCTGGGATCATGTTGGACGTGAAGAGAAAATAGAGCACGGCGAGGACGAGAATACCGAGCGCCAGAATGCGCGCGTCACGCTTGATGAGGTACAGGATGCACATGGCGTAGACGATAAAGCGGGTCGTCGCCGCGACGCGGTCCTTGGACGACTGCATGGCCGTAGGCCAAAACTCCAGTAGTTTATCGGATCTGAAGACTTCCCGTGGATCCATCTCTACTTGATGCTTTCATTTTTTTACAGCAGGGGCGGCGGGCCCCCTGGTCTCTTGGCCACGCGGCGACGCACCTGGCGCTGACCGGGCCGGGGAGCGCCGCCGAGAAGGGTGGAGAGTGGGTTTCCGCCGCCGCCGAGAAGAGCGGCGAGAGGGTTTCCGCCGCCGCCGCCCCCCATGAGACCGGACATCAGGCCCTGCATGGCGCTGGGGTCGAATGCGCCGCTTTCGGCGCACTTTTTAGCCGCCTTTTCGATCGCCTCGAGGGTCTCTGGGGGAAACATCGAAAGCGTCATACCGAGAATGTGCAGCGTCTGGAGATATTGCCAGATGGCCGCCTTTGTCGTCTCGCTCGTGTCGGGAGTCCAGATCTTGTGCAGGTTAATATCCTTCAGGAAATCAATATCTTTCGCATTTTCCAGAAAAAAAGATTCATCCTTGGCCATCAGCTTCCCTGCGTGGGGGCCGATCGAACTCATAAATCCCTCCATGATGGATCTAGGAATCGTGGTCCGCGCCACCTCGAAGGTTGCCTGGAACTTCTGGATGTTCTTCTCCTCTGGAAATGTGAGGACCAGCTCGTTTAGGAATTGCGCCATCATGTCATTGAAGGCGTCGAGCGAGCTCATTACATAAGGAACTCTTTAATTTTTTAAGTACTAAAATGGTTCTAGACTTACTGACTCGCGGTGTGCAGAACCTTGGCTTACCACGAGATAGACTAGAATCGCCACGAGAACACCGGGTTTCAGATATTCGGAATTTGGGACATTCCCCTTTCCGTTCATTTTGTTGCGCCCGTAAACATACGCAACAGTCGCGGCTGCGGCAATGAGAGCCGCCGACCACGGCTGTCTAAAGTAGTGATCCATCTATTACTCATAGAGAGCTTTTTTGCCCACCTCGGGCGCGTCGGGAAACAGTGACTCCTTGTGAATTGGCGCCGGCGTGACGGCCACCGTCTTGGTGCCACCGGGCGTCTCCACCGGCTCTGGGAGTTCGGTGGATTGGATGGTTCCAGCTGGGGGTGAATTATCTTCGGGATAGGACATCGGCTGCTCCTGCTCAATGTTGTCCACGGCATCGAGAGCCTCGTCGACCGGCGGCGGCTGCTCGTCTTCCTCCTGGTCATCGTGCTCCATCTCCAGATTGGACTCTTCTTCGGGGAGGGTGAGGTACGTGTTGAGGATCTCTTCCGTGGGCACGAGGTTCTCGATCGTGTCGCGGATGCACTTTGTGAAGCGCGTGTTGAGGTCGTTGCGGCGCTCGGACGGCGGCTTCTCTTCCGTGACGACCCATGGTTCCTCGTAGATATCCCGGGCACATTCTATAAAGCACGTGTGAACGAACACGTCGTTACTAGGCAACTTGAGGGAAAGTTTCTTACTCGCCTTGTCGATCCGAATAGAACTCAGGATCTTCACGTGTATGACGAATACGGCAGCTATAAGTCTCGGAAAGAGTGGGCACTCTTTTATAATGTTCGCCACGTGCTGCTTCACCTTGACGTTCGACCACTCCCCCTTCACCTTGCGCAGGTTTTGTCTGTAATTTTCAACAAATTTACGATCTTTTGTTTCTTTTTTTGTATCTTCCCAGACATCCCAGAATGTATCTATCAGCTCTGGGAGCATTGCGTCTATGAGCTTGCGGGAAAAGCGCCGCTCGGCATCATTGAGCACCTCCATTTAGTACCCCCTGAGTTTTTTTAGGGGCCGTAGAGTCGCAGAATATGCTTGATAATTTCGTTGCGCTTCACGTCATCCTCCGTGAATTGCATAACCTCGATGCCCGGGATGGGCTTGTCGCCGAGACGCTCGATCAGGTCCAGCAGCCCATTGCGTTCAAAGCCGCGGTCGTACTGGCCGGTGTCTCCTGTGATGATGAGCTTCGAATCGTGCCCGAGCCGCGTGAGGACCATGCGCATCTGACTCGGCGTGGAGTTTTGCATCTCGTCGGCGATAATCCACGCGTTGTCGAACGTGCGGCCGCGCATGTAGGCAAGAGGGCACACCTCAACCTTGGCCCGAAGCGGGAGATAATCCCGCATGGGGGCGACCCACGGGCCCATCTTATCATCAACGGATCCCGGGAGAAAGCCGTGCTGTTCATCAACCGACACGGCCGGGCGGGTGATAATCACGCGGTCGTGACGCTTGCTCAGGGCGGCCGCTTTGCACGCCATCATCGTCTTACCGGTGCCCGCCGGGCCATGTGCCACGATAATCGGGACGCGGATGTTCTCCAGCAGAGCTTGATAGATGCGGTGGCTCATTAATTTTAGTACGAGTCACCCTTTTAACTCATCGCCCCTTTGACCGTATCTGCTGTGCCGTCTTCTGGAGGTTCGCGAGACTCGAGAAAAAATCATCGGCCGTATCGCTCTCCACGTGCGCTGGGGGTCGGGGGGCGGGCCTGGAGCGCGCAGCCTGCCAGGTCACGATAAACTGACCAGCCTCGAGACCCTGGCTGACGCTGTACCCGGACTTGACGAGCTGCCTACGCATATATTCCAACGCCTCTTCAAATGGATACATCGGGAACCCGATGACGAACGGAGGGACGAGTAGGGTGGCGTATCCCTCTCTCCGCTCGGACGCTGCTCGAATCTTTTTAGAAAATTGTTCAAGAATAATTTTATAAGTTTCTTTTCTAAGATTCCTGCGGGCCTGTTCTTTTTGTGCAATTTCAGATGCACTGATCATTACTATAATTAAAACTGTACTTCTTTGCCTGGGAGCTGACGCGACGCGGCGAGTATGCTCGTGAGCTGTTCATTCAGAGACTTATTTATATCATCATATGTCTGGTACTTGTCAGGGGCGTATGACTGGAAGGGGCCGCCGCGATCCGGCGAGCTCGAGCTCGTCTTTGAGATAATCTGCACGCCACCCGCCGGTGACACTCCGGCGGTCACGTCGTACTGGACGCCGAAGAATCCACGGGTGTCCAGGAACAATATGCGAGCGTCATAGGTTATGC